ACCGGCCTTTTCGTATCCAGACACCTTCTGGTTACCGCAAATACCTGTGTTCAGGTTTGTACATGCCAAGCGTTACAACAGTGTTGAGCGCAACCGAATCCGAGAAATCCAAGGCCGGTCTGCGAACGTGGCAAAAGAATAATCCAGGTGCGCTAGAGGAAGCCTCAACTCGCGGCTCGGCTATTCACCTTGGCTGCGAAAACTACTTAAGAGGTCTTCCGCCAGGTGTGCCTGACCAGTACCAAGACTTCTGGAATGGCATCAGCCAGTACCTTGATTGGTTTGACGTGCTGCATTGGTCTGAGCGACCTCTGCGTCCTGACTGGAACCACCTACGTTCTGATGATCGTGAGGTTGCCTACGTCTGGAGCACTGAGCATATGTATGCCGGGTGTCCTGACTTGATTGGAGAAATCGGTGGTGTCCGAGTGATTGCTGACTTCAAGACAAGCAACGCTCCTTACTGCTCCCAATTTCCCGCACGAGGAGATCGTATTGGCTTCGGTGGATTCCGTAAGTATCAAAAATGTGCACAACAAATGGCGGCTTACCGTCTCGCTTTAGAAGAGCGCACAGGTTATCATTGTGACGTTGCTTTGATCATTGTTTCCACTCCGGAGACCACACAAGGCATCTTCATCGATGGCGATCAGATGGATTTATACGAGTCCAGGTTTCTAAAGCGTTGTCAAATGTTCCACGATATGGAGAGTAAAAATAATGAAGCTGAAGATTGCGGTCCACAAGGAGTGCAAGAACAAGACGAATCCGCAGAAAGTAGCGAAGGGTTGGTCTAATATCGTTGAAGATGTTCAGTGGCTTGAAGGCTGGGTTAAAGCAGGGTACGGCTGGTGCGCTACCCACTTTGCTGGTCGTCATCGTCTTACTGAAAACAGCTGCGGTTCTAATGTCATCGTCATTGATATTGATGGTGATACAACACTTGCTAGGTTCTGGCAGACAGACACCGCCAGGCAGTGGTGTGTAGCTACTTACACTTCATCTAGTCATACCGAGGAAGAGCACCGTTTCCGTGCGTTGTTTCCGCTTGAGCGGGAGCTTCAGACAGTGTCGGAGCACCGGGGTGCTTATTGGCTCGTAGTCAACCGCTTGCTAGCTGACCTCGGCTTTGACCGGCTCAAAGACAACTGTGGTCAAAAACCCGAGCGTCTTTGGTTTGGTAACACCAAAGCTCAGTTCACTTACAACAAAGAAGTAACTGCTGTACCCCAATTTCTTCTAGAGGACATTGGATACGACGAAGAAAATTTCGTCACTTCTGATGCTGAAGAGATTGATATCAAACGCTGTCAGTGGCTGCTAGCTAACCTCCTGAGGCCATCGGAAGATGGTGAGTATGAGGATTACTATCTGCCTGTTATGGCGGCTTGTGCTGGCGTTGGTTCAGTACTGTTTGACGACTGGGTTGAGTGGGTTCTTCGTGGTCATCACGGAGAAAAAAGTGAAAACATTCAACCCTTTAAGTGGCGTGGTCTCGGTAACTATTCCGGCCATACTACACTTTATTCACTTGCTAAAAAGCAAGACCCTAACTGGACTTCAAGGCTACCTTCAAACCTAAGATTTGGGGCAGCTGGATCGGCTGCTGGTTATACAGAGTTCGATCCGCTAGTTAGTTTTGATGACGTATTAAATAATGCTTTGGGAGAGCCTATGTCAGGAGAATTTGAAGTTGAACCACTACCGGAGACTTCTTCGGTAAAGAAACGAGGTCGTCCTAAAAAGTCAAGTGATGACTTGGCTAAGCAGCGTGAGGAGGATGTTGAAAAAGTCAAAGAGATCCTTGGCGACCTACGTAAGAATGAGTTAACAGGTGCTATCGAATACACCGATCACCTTGGCAAGACACGTGTGCTTCAGGGCAATGATCTTGATCTGATGACCACCAAGCTTGCTTGTGAGAACGGAGTGTTCATTCCTGAGCAGCGAATCAAAGCTGCTATTCAGTACGCAGCAGGGAAGAATATGTACTGCCCAATCAAGCGTTACCTTGATCACTGTGCAGCACACGCCAAGCCGCACGATGACTGGGACAAAATTGGCGAAGTCTTCCTCGGCAATAAGCATCACATTGCCACGCTTGCTATGCAGCGGATGATGATTGGTGCTGTAGCTAGGGCATACAACCCTGGCTGCTCTATGTCTTGGCTTCCCATCCTTGTCGGTGCTCAAGGTGTGGGCAAGTCAATGTTTAGCCGTAACCTCGTTCCTGATTCATTGTTCTCGGAGATTACAACTCCGTTGGATACACTGATGAAAGAACAGTACAGGCTTCACGTTGCGTGGTTGCTTGAACTCCCTGAGATTGACAACTACTTCAACGTACGTAACATTGAAAACTTCAAAAACCTTATCACCACTCGTACTGACGAAGTACGTTTTCCGTACGCTTCGCTACCTAGTAAGCTTCAGCGTAGGTTTGTTCTCATTGGTACTACTAATCGCAACCAGTTTCTGGTTGATAGCACCGGCAATCGTCGATTTGTCCCGCTAGAAGTTGGTGGTAGCTTCCAAATTCCTTGGAAGAAACTAGTTGCTGAGCGTGACAGCCTCTGGGCTGCTGCTGTTCAGGCATATCGAGCAGACGTTGGGTACGAATTTAATAGTGGTGAGATCGCTGCTATTGCTGACTACATTCAAGAGTTTGGTGACCCCGATCCTTGGATGGATAAAGTTGCTACCTACGTCACCATCCGTGAAGAGGTGACAGCTGCTGAGGTCTTGACCAACGCACTGGAGCTTGACCCTCGTAGTCAAGGACGCCGTGAAGGTAGACGTGTTGCTGACGTTCTCCAATCAATGGGTTGGCGTCGTCTTGTAACCAGCAGGAAAGATCCTGTTACTGGTAAATCAAAGTCAGTACGCATCTGGCGTAGACCAGCTGATGATCCTCTTAACGAAGATCATATCTTGCGCGATTTTTAGTCACGTAATTAATACTTTTACACTACACTTTAGTTATTCAGAAGAGATATTATGCTTGCAAAAGATATCAAGATTGGTCAGCGTGTCTACGTCAAACCCAATGATATGACTGCCCTTGTCGTTGGACGTCCCGAGTATTACACTCCACGTGCAAAACTTGTTCGTATTAAATACGAGAACAGTACGCGCTACGAATATATGATTAATAATCAGTTGGATTTGCTTCCTACTGAAGAACAGTATCCAGCTCACGGTGGCAGTCACGTGCGGTCTGAAGGAGAGTTCTAATGTCTGAAGCTCAACCCGCAAAGAAGCGTGGTGGTCACGCCTATGGTCGCCGCAATCTCCAGCTTTCCAATACAGCTGAAGAGGGTGAGCTTTGCCTGTATGCCGGTCATTCAGTCGGCAGATTCAGCTCCACCTCTATGCGCTTCGATAGTCATCAAGCTTGCGTACGTTGTGTAGCTGCTGCTCGTGAAGGTCGATTGTCATTTGACATTGACCGTTTGCTCAAAAAAGAGCAGAAGCGAGCGTTGAAGTTCTGGTCACAGGTTGAAATTGGATCACCTGATGAGTGCTGGAATTGGAGAGGCTGTATTAACAAACGAACTGAGCAGCCACAATTTGCTTGGAGACGTCATGGAATTAGTAGTTCGACGCAGCATCATCCTCAGCGGGTTGCTATGTGGTTCACTTGGGGCGACCTTGGTTTTACCGGAGTCAAAACCACTTGCGGCAATAAGTATTGCTGTAATCCTTTTCATATTATTCCACAGAAAATTGGAGTCTTTGTAGACCACGACAGCTATGCCGAGTCCTTTGAACTCCAATGTCAGCTTCATACACTCAAACAACGTGTTGCTGAATATGTTGTTGAAGAAGCGATGAAGCAGCAAGAGAAGGAGTTCGAACAAGCTGAGCTCGATGAGCGTGCCAATCTGATCTTTGATCCCGACTCGCACTTCTCTAATAAGTTTGAAGCGGTGATACAAGACCTTCTCGATGGTCGTCACCCTAGCCAATCATCTTTGCCCAATCCCGATTCTCTGAATAAACCAACTGATAATGAAGAGAATTCCACAGATGATTATTAATTTACTTATCCTAAACAAAGAGTCATTTAATTATGTCTAGAAGAAACGATCTGCTTCAAAGTCTCATTAAGTCTGACAAGTTCGGGCAAGAGAAAGAGAACGAGCAGAAATTCTTGGTGGCAACTGCCGAGCTGATCCTTATGGATTTGATCGACATTGCAATTCGAGGGGTAGAGAAGCACGGTGCAGGCTCACTTGTGATCAATCTCTGCAACGACTCCACTACTTTTATGTCTGGTCACGCTATCGAATTTGATATTCGAGTTGCTGAACGAGAAGAAGATGATGAGATCCTTGAGTTTCTGCGCGGATTGATGGAAGAGATTGATGAAAATGACTGGTCTAAAAACGTACTAATTACATTGATCAGTGATGCTGGAACAAGAACATTTGCAGTCGAAGCAGGTAGGAGCCAAGAAAGCCTTAGAGCGCTCGCAGAAGAATTTAGCGGATAAGCTCAAAGCAAAAGGTCTAAAGCTTCCTCTTTATCCAACACCCCAGCTCATTGAACGTGCTCGTGAGGTGATGGGTAGCATCGACTTTGACCCCACTAGTGATCCTGTTCAGCAGGTGCTTGTTGATGCTACAGCTGTGCCCAGCATTGAGGTCAACTGCTTGAAAGAGCACTGGCACGGCAACGTCTGGGTCTCACCCAAAGGCGCTGTCCGTGACTGTCGTTTGTGGTTAAACAAGACCATCAATGAATATCGCAATGGATACATTAATAGCTTTGTATTTTTCTGTAGTGCATCGGAGTTGCTTCGGGCTGCACCTGTTATTTGGGATTATCCTGTCTGTATTCCTTTCAAACGAGTCAAGCAGCTTCGTGCTACTTCCAACGGTTTTGAATCAGTCTCTCCTTCTACTTGGAATCTGTTAATTTACGGACCGCCATTAGATCAGACACTCAACGATATCGACAAAGTCACTCTGTTCTACAACAAGTTTCGTGATGTAGGTCGCATTATTTACAATGAGTATGCAGGTGATAACTGGTCTAAGGATCTGGACTACTTCGAACAAGCAAAAGGTAAGCTGTGATGAGCAAGCATATTTCACCTAGCTACTTTTATAACCTGCCGTCTGGTAACAAGGTTCACCCTTGCAGGCTCATCCATAAGGATGGCACGCTTATGTGGAAGCACGCTTTGTTGCACCAGAATGAGCACAAGCTGCCTGCCTCTGAAGCCCATGAAGTCCACATAATAAAAACTGCTCAGCGCCTAGAGGAACTGAACAGTTGGGTGTCTTCTGATCTTGAGACTTGGGAGTGTCTTCTGCCGACGGCTTGGTATTTACCTGAAGACCCTGAACTCGCTGAAGGTATCGCTGTCTACTTCAAGCACACTACACGACATATTGATCACATTTATCCAGCGCTGGTCTCACATATATTAGATCACGAGCACCTAGAGATACGCGATAAATATATCTACTTCCGTCGCTGTTAACAGGGCGCGTACCCGCGCCTATACTAGCTTAGCGAATCAATAAGTCGGTTCAAATACCAACGGCTTTTTTTCAGATCTTCCAATGGATTATCCTTCAGCCAAACACGGAGGATATACTTAAGGACCTGAGCTTGAAGCATTCCAGCTTTCACTGATGGCGCAGGCTCAATTGCATCTTCGATAATGTCAATTGCTTCTTGACTACCATTTGTGTAGTGTGCGGGGCTATTCACACTGTCGAATTGAGATTGAATGATCTGCCGATCATCCCAATGAAATGGGAATTTATCATTGGAATCGAACATCAAATAATCATCTTTGTAATCCATTTGTAATCACATCTTTGCGTTTCACTACCTAATATAGAAACAAAGAATCAAATATGTGACTTATGCCAAGCCCAGCTGGTGACCCGACTTACATTAAAAATAAGGACCGATACTTTATTGAGATTGCTAAAGCTGTAGCCAGGGGTTCAACACACCCCACAGCTAAAGGTGGCTGCGTCATTGTCCGTGGTCGAGAGATCATTGGTGATGGACGCGCTTTGTTGACTGACAGCAAAGTAGAAGTTGACTGCCTTTCATACGCCATTGCTGCCTCAGCGAAAGCAGCTACTGGTGCTATTGGCTCAACCATCTATACCACTCGCTATCCCTTCTCTAGCTCTGTCTTCCAGGCGCACGTGATGGGCATTGCTCGCATCGTTGTACTGGCTCACGAGTGGGAGCCTTTCTATAAGGACGAATTCAGACGAGCAGCACGATTGGCACGAGAAGTGTCTATTGCGATTGAACCAATCTTCTTAGATGAAGACCCAAGATTTTCGAAGAATACA